GTTGCAAGGAAGTACACACATGGTCAAGAGTATCCTGATTATATTCATGATGCGTTGGTGTATCTTTGGTCAAGAAAAGATGATTTTGAATTTTTAAGTATTCAACAAACTGATCTTTTAATAAGACGCATGATCAAGTTCACAATATTGAAAAGTAAAAGAGGACTAAAGGCCAAAGCCATCTGCACACAAGTACCAACATGGATTGAATCCAATTACCGTGCAGATGATTCAGATTTTGAATTGTATGGCCAACAATTAATGCAAGTCTTAAAGACATATAAACCAACTTATCCAATTTACTTTGAACTCAAATATATTCAAGGCATGTCTTATGATGAGATCATGCAACACATGAACTTGAAAAGCCGGTCAACAGTCTTCAACAATTATTCTGAGATTAGAAAGATATTAAAACATGAACTTGCAGTTGAATGAATTGCAGCAAAATATCATTGCTCGAATCAGAAGACAGGATAAAGTGATTAGCGCGAGGTGTGGTTGGGGTTCAGGCAAAACAAGCGGTTTGGTCTTTGCTCTGTGGTTTATCAGTCGGATCAGACCCGGCACTTCATCCTTGTTGATCACAGATACAAGTCCAAGGTATAGATCTGTTCTTGGTCCAGAACTTCAAAAGTGGCTTGGTCCAATTGGTTGGACTTTCAATGCCCTTGAATCAAAGTGGTCTGATCCAATCACAGGATCATCAATATGGTGCCGTTCATACTTCAGACCCGGCACACGTGAAGCTACACACAATCCTTTGGAGGGTTTGAACATCACAAGTGGTGTGGCCTTGATTGATGAATGTCAGACGTTCAAAGATGATGAGGTTGCACAAAAAGCACTTGGACGTTTGAGGAGTGGACCAACACCAATCTTGATCATGGTGGGTTTGCCCGTTGCAGATGCATGGTGGTGTTCACTTTCAGAAAAAGCAGGATACAATCCTTTACTCTTCACATCATATGTCAATCAATCCAACTTGTCAGATGAATGGTTCGAGGCCACAAAGTTGTTACCAGAGGAAGAACGCCTTGCCATGGTGATGAATGAACCACGTCCACCAAGTGGATTAATATATTCTGAATGGACTGCCAACCATGTCATTAATGATTTCAAGTACAGACCTGAAATGACCGGACGTATTTCAGTAGATTGGGGATTTAGAAAACCAAGTGTTTTGATAATGGTCTATGATGAACAACGCAATGCCACAGTAATCATCCATGAAATCAATCCACAAGAATGTACCATTGATGAACTTGCAAGAATGATCTTGTTGATAGCGTGGCCACGTTCACTGATGTCATCTGCACCGGGTCCAAGGATTTGGTTAGATTCAGGTGTTGCAGATAAAGCGGGTGCAGCTCGCAATGATCAAACCGGACGTTCTGCATTTAGAGCAATGAAGAAGTTGCCGCATGAAGGTGGCATTGGTGTTCCTCTGAAGTTCACCACAGACCCTGTGATGACCAACGTGTTGAATGGCATCCAAAAAGTGAAGCGTGCATTAGCACAAAAGAAATACCTTTGCACACGTGAAGTTTGGCAACGTGGAGAAAAGGCAATTGGTAATTCATTTAGAAAGGCAGTTTTGTCATATGGATGGACACCAACCAAAGATGAACCAAAAAAGGACGGGCGTGAAGATCCACTTGACGCATTGCGTTATGATTGCATCTTTCATTATTGGTCTGAGATGTCCTTGCCAACAATCACACCACGTAAGGCCGTTGGACGTGGCAACGCTCGAATCAGAAGAGAACGCAAATTCAAAGGTTTTTAGACACAAAAAAACCTCACCACACAAAAAGGAATCTCAAGGTAGCTCTACTCTTTTACTCAATAAAATGTTTAAAGTAAAAACGTGTGGTGAGGTCTTTCACCAACATACATGAATTTTAATTCATTGACAATATGAATTATATTGCACACAATAGAAAAAAAACATGAATCAAAGTGCGCACCATGATTGATGATAAAAGAGATGAACCCCATATGAAGGCCATGTTGCCACGTTTCAGAACACGTGGTATAAGTGGCACCCAATTGTCCGGTGGCAAGATCATTGGAAAAGAACGCAATCCAAAACTCACAGGCCTTAATTGGGTGCGTGAAGCTGAGGAAATGTTACAGACTGATCCTGTGGTACGGCGTTCATGGCATATGTTAAGACAGACTCTTTTAAGTGCCACATGGCGTTTTCAACCAGGCGTTGAAGGTGATGCAGTCAGTGAAGAACTTGCACGGTATGCTAATGAAGCTTTTGGACTTGATGGATATGCCGGGCAAATGAGTGCATCATTTGAAGATCAACTTTCTTATCTGTGGGAATTTGTGCCAACAGGGTACAGATATGCAGAAGAAATATACAAAGTTGGTCCTGATTCCACCGGCAAAATCAGAGTGTGGCTTGACTACTATGCAGATAGGGAACCATCTGCACATAACAAGTGGTTGTCTCAAGATGGCCAACACTTGGATGGAGTCATGCAAAATGTGGTTGGCTACACATACACACCTGAACCAATCCCGGCAAACAAACTTCTTTTATTGACGCTTAACCGGACCGGCTCGAACTTTGAAGGCATTGGCATGTTGCGTCCTGTTTGGTGGTGGTGGAGAACAAAGCAACGTGTTTCCAACTTGATGTGCGTTGGTCTTGAACGGTGGGCAATTCCTACACCCAAGGTTTCAGTTGACCGTGGTCAGGCAGAAATGCAAGGTTTGAATGATGCGGATGTGAGTGCCATGATTGATGATGCAGCTGCACAAGCGGAGGCACTTCTTTCAACTGAATTGGCATACTTGGTGGAATCACCTGTGGTCAAGTTTGATACATATTCAACAACACCATATCTGTATTCACAAGGTCCATTGGACATCATTAAAGAATGTGATAATCAAATCAGTCAAGCGTTCTTGGCACAATTTGCCAATCTTGGGATTTCAGACACGGGGTCAAGGTCTGTTGGTGAGGTTCACTTGTCTGTGTTCAGACGTGCTGCAATCAATCTTTGTGATATTGTTGCAAGTCAAATCAGTGGATGTGACAGGCGTGGAGGTGGAACCATTGGGCGGTTGATCCGTTGGAACTATGGGTATGTTGATCCATCCAAATTGCCACGGTTAACACATACAGGTCTTGACACTGATGACTTGGCAGAATCACTGGGAATGTTGCCCGGTCTTGTCCAGTCAGGATTATTGACACCAGATGATGAACTTGAAAGAGCAATCAGAGAACGTCTAGGTGCCGGTGATTTACCAGAGGTTGCAGAACGTTCACCACTTGACCGCACCGCACAACAAGGCCGTGGTGTTGCTGCATTGGCAGAAACTTTGATCAAAAGGAAAAAGGCCAATGGTTAAGAAGATCCGAGTGAAGAAGAAACGCACACAAGCACAAACACCAGCACCCAAGAAAGACCAAATTACAGGTTCAAAGAAAAATCCAAAAGGGTCTGCAAGTGGTGCAAGAGGTGGCATTGAAATCTCTGACAAAGCAGTGAAGACACTTGAGACATATAGAGATGAACACAATGACAAGTACAGTGCAAAATCAAAACAGGTTGATCTTGGCACATTGAAAGCAGTGTTCAGACGTGGTGCGGGTGCCTTCTCTGCAAGTCATAGACCACAGGTCACTTCAAGAACTCAATGGGCGTTGGCACGTGTCAAAGCTTTTTTGAAATTGGTTGGAACGGGTGAACGCAAGAAGTCATACACCACAGACTTGGACTTACTACCTAAGGGACATCCACAACGCACTGAATCAGAAACCAAAGGTGAATTGCTTTCAATTCCTGACAAGTATTCACACATTGATTTTGTTCCACCCAAGGGAGTGCAAGACGCTGCCAAACGTGGCCTTGAGGTTCGAGCAACTAAACCACCAAGTCAAAGAGGTGGCACTGAAGTTGGACTTGCACGTGCAAGGGATTTAGCCAACGGTAAACAGTTGAGTCCTGACACTGTCAAGAGAATGTTAAACTATTTCACACGCCATGAAGTTGATAAAAAAGGATCCACTTGGAAAGACCAAGGGAAAGGATGGCAAGCTTGGCATCTTTGGGGTTCTGATGAAGGTTTTGCATGGTCAAGGAAAGTTGTTAAACAAATGAAAACAGCAGATTCAAAAGCACAATCATTGACTGCATATGCAGAGGCATTGCAGTTGAATGAAATAAGAACATATGAAGTTCCTGATGGTCTGACCATTGGCAGACCTTTCAAAACTCTTTCACTTGGTCAAGTCTCTTCACGCATGAACGGCAAACCACTTGGTGAAGCCATTGATCATGAACTGTTGAATGAAATGGTGCGTGTGTTTAATGTGCGTAAAGAGTCTGATCCTGTGATCATTGATTGGCAACATGCCACAAGTCCTTTTCAAGATGGTGTTCAAGGACCGGATGCAGGTAATGCATTGGGTGTTATTGTTGACCTAGAACTGAAAGAGGATGGTTTGTATGCAGTTCCTGCTTACAATGAAAGAGGTCTTAAAGTAGTTAATGAAGCCGGTGGAATACTTTGGTCGAGTCCTGAGTATTTACACGGTGAAATCTTCACCCGTGACGGCGGTGACAAAGTTGGTGATGCTCAACTGTTGGCAATCACACTGACACCACGGCCGGCACAACAATCTGATAAAATAGACAGAGTCATATTAAAGGAGAATTTGAGCATGTATTCAAAAGAACAATTGAATGCCATGGATCATGATGATCTTGTAGACTTTGCAAATCGAGAACAAGATCTGAACCGTCAAAAAGATGAGATGATCAAGCAACTTGAAAAGCAAGTCAAATCCATGAATGAAGACAATGAAGCCAAGATTGCACAAGACAATGAAGAACTTGGTGAAAAGTCTGACAAAGATGAAAAGCTTGGTGAACATTCTGACAAAGAAGAAAAGAAGAATGAACACTATGATGACAAAAAAGAAATGAAGAATGAACACTATAATAAAAAAGAGCATGATGAAGATGAAAAGGACAAGAAGATGAATGAACATAAAAAGATGTCTGAATCACTCGCAAGTCCTGCATTGCTTTCAGAGATTCAAATGTTACGTGAGCAAGTTCAACAATTGCGTCAAGAGAAGATTGAAGTGGAGAAAACCACGGCAGTGAATCAACTCTTGAGTGAAGGCAAAATCTCACCTAATGAAGAGACTGTTGCACGTGAAGCTTATGACATGAAGCTTGAAGGCCGTGACTCTTTTTGGAATATGTTCAGTGAACGTGCAAGCAATAGCGTTGTACCAATGACTACAATTGGTCATGGTGCAAGTGGTCAAGAGATCAACAAAGAATCCTTGAATCTTAAAATCAAGAAATTGAGTGAAGATAAAGGAATTAGTTTCAGTCAAGCACTGACAGAATTCCGGTCTTCAAATCCTTCTGAATACAATCAAGCATACGGAGTTTAAATTATGCAAACTCAAAATATTGTTCAAAGCTTTGTGGCAGCTGAAGCCATCACTGAATATGCTCTAGTGTCTATTGATGGCAATGGCAAAATCACCATCACTGATGCAGGAACTGAAATTGGATGCGTTGGTGTTGCACAACGTGCTTGCAGTGCCGGTGAAACTGTTGAGGTTGTTGTGCATGGAACCACACGTGTGATTGCAAGTGGTGCCTTGACTTTTGCAACTACACCACTTTTAACAGGTGCTGCCAATGGACAGGTTGCAGCTGTTTCAAGTAGTGACTACCCTGTTGCTCGAATCCTTCCTAATATCAATCAAGTATCCACTGCCGGTGCAGGTGAACAACTTTTAGTGTTGTTCACTGGTCCATCTGTTGTGAAAGCATAAGGAGTTTAAACAATGGCTTCATCTTATAGTAATATACATCCTGTTGATCAGATTCTGACTTCACTTGCCATTGAGGCAATTCCAAGTGATTCACAATTAATTGCTGATCAAATCTTTGAAAAAGTCAATATCCCTGAAAGAAGTGGAACGCTCTTAATTGAGAATACACGCAATTTCATGGGATCACCTGATCTTGATTTAGAGCGTGCACCGGGTGCATCTCGAACCATGATTGGATCCTTTGACAGAACAAACTTGACATACAAAGCCAAGATCTACAGTGCATCTGATTCAATTGCCATGGAAGATATTGAGGATTCACAATACCCCGGCTCTGAAGAGGCTCGCATTGTACGCAAGGTTGCACGCACAATGAAACTTGCAAAAGAAAAACGTGCAGCAGACCTTCTATTCACCGCCGCAAACTTTGCCGCCGGTAGTAAGTCAGACGCTAATGCCATCACAGGTGGTAAAGGTGTCAAGTTCAACGCCGCCGGTGCAGAACCTTTAAGTGATCTTCATATTGTAAAAGATTTAGTTTTTGCAAACTCACACGGCATCAATCCTGACACTTTGATTCTTGGGCGTGAAGTATTCCGTGAATTAGCACGCAATCCTGAAATGCGTGGATATGTTGGAGACGCAACCAAAGGTGTTGCAAGTGGAAATCTTTTATTGAATGATGAGGCAATCATTCAAGTCTTGCGTAACGTTCTTGGTATTCCAAATGTATATGTTGGAGCTGCACGCCGTGAAACTGCCGTTGCCGGTGCCACATCTTCAGAGGGTTACATCTGGACAAGTGATCAAATCTTCATGGGAATCATGAAGGGATCTGATGCAATTGTTTCAAAGACAGGAAACGTGAAGGCCATGCCTGTAACTGCTCTAGACTTTGAATACAAAGATATGATTGCGGGTCAATATGACAGCCTTGATTTGATCCGGCGTTATGTTTGGGCAGAACAAGTCAACCAATTCAAGATGGTTGATTCATCATTTGGTTTCTTAATAACAGATTGTCTATAAGAGTATAATGAATGTTTTGTTGCTTTGAAGAACACTCGCATGTGATGTTGGCAGAGAGAGTGGATGCTGATGAAAAGGCCATTCAAGATTTGCAACGTCAATTGAAAGACCAACCAAAGCAACTTGCAGACATTACCAAGGCAAAAATAAAAGAACTCAAAGCAGAGAAAAGAACGGCAGACCAATTTGGTACGGTTTATTCGAGGTCATCAAAAAAGCTAATCAAACAACTTGATGATCTGCTAAAACAAACAGACCCTGCCGTTCTCCTAAACCTTCAAAAAGAACAGTTGATTGAACTTGTTCTTGAAGGTGGTTTTGCTGATTCAATAGAAGATTTTATTGAACAACAAGATAAACTTCTTCAAGCAATCAATGATTCTTTATCTGTGGTTGATCCAACTTGGACACCACTGTTCATTGACAATGAAGTTGAAGCATTGAAGACTCTGACTGTTCAGAACGTCTTTGATGATATTGTGATTCCTGCCGTTTCAAAGAATGTGCGTGACTCCTTGCTTTCCATGGTTGTTGATACACCCAAGGATCAAGCAATGTCCAATCTTGCACAATCCTTGCAACGTGGTGCCGGCACCTTGACCACTGAAGTACGTACAAAAATCAGTCAGTTTGGCAGGTCTGTCAACATGATTGCTGCTGATGCGGTTGGCATGGATTTGTATTTATATACTGGTCCAAAAGATGGAATCACAAGAAAATTTTGTGTGCCACTAATCAACAAGGTGGTGAGCAAAGATCAAATGAGTAAGTTAAATAATAATCAAGGTCTGTCAGTTAGGTCATCAGGCGGCGGATATAATTGCCGGCATTCATGGAGTCCGGTGACATCCAACTTTGTTGAACTTGCAAACTTGAAACTTGCAACATCAAAAGACATTTCAAATGCTAATAGTGGAGCAAAGAAAAGATGAGAAAAGCCGTATTAAATAAAGATTATACTTTTGAGTGGATTGCACCAAGTCCAATCAGTGGCACACCTGTCTTGACCTTAAACAGTATCAATTATAGTCTTTCACAATCACGTTCAAGTGCCACCGTTTCAGCTATTGCCAATGACAGACGCACATTGACAGTCAACAGTCAAGCAACTGGTTTGCAACGTGATCAAATGAAAGGGTTCTTGATCACCAATGGTGACACCTTTTACAATGTGACTGTGGTTCGAGTAGTTGGAACAACTGCAATTCTTGCAGAACCATTGCCACGGGAAATTGATTTATCTTCAACGGCATCACTTGAATTTGCATTATGGTCAACTACATTGACAAACACAATTACAGTCTTGACCACTGCCAACACATATCCATACCAAATCAACTTCACAACTGACCTTGGTGCATTGACACAATCCAAACAAGAGAAAGGTCTTTTGAAGTCCACACCAAGACCTTTCAATACAGGTCTTTCACATGATGACTTGGTTGGATTCTTTGCACAACTTGCAGACATGATTCCAAGACGGCAAAGTGATTTTGCACCACAGATCAAAGGTGCCCTTGATGAGTTGATTTTACAAGTGCGTGATGTAGTCATTGCAGATGGAGTCACAGAGGATGAAGTATTCAATCCTGAACAGTTTCATCTTGCACATGCATATTGCACGGCGGCCATCATTTATGAACAAAGTTTGCAGATGGACATTGCAGAACAAATGCGTCAAAGGTGTCATGATCTGATGGACATTGCACTGCGTTCACTCGCATTGGATGTTGATGGTGATGGTGTAGTTGATGAAGGTGAACTTGATAGGCGTGAAACAGGTGGTAAGCAGTCTGATTTCCGTGCATCATGGAAAGGCTATACAAGAACAAGCAATGATTCTTTTTTCACTGCAACAAGAGGAATGAAACATTAAATAGGAAATGAGTTCCTATTTAGGATTGATTATGCCAAGTAAAGTCAAACTTAAATTACCAAAAACCATATGGACCAAGGCAGACACAATGCGGTTGGCAATGGATACACTTGCGTCAATCAAACTGCGTACAAGCAAAGGTATTGATGCCAATGGTGCAGCGTTTGACAAGTATTCAAGAAAAAAGATTTATATATCTATGGACAAAGGCACCGGTGCAAGATTGAAACCGAAAGGTGGTGTCTTGAGTAAAACAGGTAAGACAATGCGTTTTGACGGTGGTTACAGAGAATACAAAGAACTGTCACGACAACGTGGAACTGTACCAAATCAAACAGACAGTGCAGAGGTTGATCTTGTTCTTTCAGGTGCCTTGATGAATAATCTTGTAGTATTGAAAGCAACCAAGACAAAGTTTGTGATTGGCTTGACAAGCCATGTTAAATATTATGGGTATGCAGTTAATGAAAAACGTGAATACCTCGGATTGAGTCCTGATGAAATCCGTTTATTAGTGGTTGCAGCACGTCAAGCCATTGCAGACAAGTTGAGTTAAAATGAGTCAAGGAATATTCAAAGCAACTGAAAAACTTGAAGACATGATTGAAGGCATCACACCAAAGACAGATGCACACCATGGATTCATTGCTATTGCCACCGGAAATGGAAGAACACAACCACTTGATCAGCGTCCAAACAGCACACGGTACTTTGAAATTGAAACCATTAGTTTTGCTTCTGATGATGGTGAAGCGGGGTTGAGTGGAAGAAAACGCACGTCTATGGAATTACGTGTGAGGTATGATATACCTCAAGATCTTGGATTCTTAAAACGTCTGATCAATGAAGATGCATCAAAGTTGATTGATACATTGAAAGGACCGGACTATGATTTAGTCAATACAGGTATTGTTTCTTTAATACCTGAAACACCAACAATTGAAAACATACAAGACATCACAGGTGAAGTTTCTGCCGTTGTGCTTTTACTTCCTTTTGACCTTTTATACTTGGAGGAATAAAACATGAGTGTTACACACAGGTCCATAAGCGTTGCAAGTGAATCAACCAATTTTGGTTCACTCGATTCAACAACAGGACTACCATCAATATCAGGACTTACATTTATATCAATTCCATGTGAACGTGATCCAATTGTGATTTATGGTGAACCCGTTGCATCAGAACGCAATGATGCACGTGATGGTTCATATGGATTACCACCTGAACCTGATACAGTATATTCAAGTGGCAGCCGTGTCAGAAGAAGAACAGGCCAAGTGGTCATCCAACTTGACTTGACCACCATTGGAACTGTTGCAGACAACTATGATTCAAACTATCTTGGTTACTTGCTTGGTGCCGGCTTCAAGACTGCAAAGCATTCTTTTACATCTGACACACCAACAGGTGTTGCAAACACCAATCTTTTCACACCAACCACGGCAGAAAGTGATTTTGCCATTGGTGGATTGCTTGGTGTTGAGGTTGCAGGCCGTGCAGAATATACGGCGGTGACTAATAATAATGAATCAGGTGCCGTTTCCATTTCACCTGCATTGTCTGCCTTGACCACTTCTGATACTGTTCGAGCAATGCAGACTTGGTATCCTGGTTCAAGAGCAAACACAGGTGAAAAAGTGGCAAGCGTTGCATTTCAAGTGAACGGTGTTGACTTTAAAACAAATTGTTTTGGATGCGTTCTTGAATCAATTTCAATCAGTCTTGACAACGGGCGAGTTATGGCAGAATTAACATATCAATCTGCATGTATTCAAGATGATCATGGAACCGCTGCCGGTCCTGTTGAACCTTCATACAATACAGGAGCACCACCTTTTTTCAGAGGTTCTTATGTTGTAGTGTCAACTCAATCACCAACATCATTGACCAATGCAAGTTCAACAGGTGATAAATTAGCACGCACAAAACTTGATTGTGAAGATTTCACTTTGACAATCACCAACACATTGACACCACTTGGTCACTCTGATTCCATCCTTGCCATGTCAGGCATGGAAATCTCTGATGTTGATGTTGAATTGAACTTGACATTGACTACATTGAATACAACAATCAATTCAGATTATTTCAACCGCACCGTGCGTCAAGTGCTTGTTGGCACTGGTCCTGTTGGTGATGGAAAAGGATGTGCATTCATGTTGCCTGCCGCATACCTTATGAATGATCCAAGTGCATATGATGTCAGTGGCAATGATATTGTAAGGCAAACATTGAACTATAAACAAAGCCGCTTTGGAGGTGATGTTTCTGAAAGTGGTGCAGGCAATAGTCCTGTCAGAATTGCATTAGGAGTATAAAATGCCTATTTCTTTTTTGTCTTCTTCACTGTCAAATGTTGACGTGTTTCTTTCATTTGATCCCTCTGTTGAGATCAATGATGAACAAAGAACCAAATACTTGACAAGTGGTGTGTTTGAAGGTAGTGCAAAACAAGACGCAACCAAGTTCACATTGAAAGCACTTTCACCGAGTGAACGTGAAGAGGCAGAAATGCAAGCGGGTTCATTTACTCGATCAGAACTTGGTAGATTGCTATGGATTGAATCACCATCTGAAGACAAGGAAAAAGCACAATGGCACCATGCTCTTTCAGAGGAAGAGAAACGGGCTTTATCATCTTATCAAGCATACTTGAACAGAGTATATCTTGAAATGATCCGGGCATCTTTGGTGGCCATTGATGGTGAAGATGCAACCCTTGACAACATCCAAGCAATCAGACCAGAGGTACACCGGGTTCAAGCCATCACAGAACTGGTCTTGCACATTCAACGCATTTCATTGGTTGGTGACGAGGGAAAATAGGATTAGCCTCTGCAGTGTGGATTCCATTCAGTGGAGGCCGTGGGTGGTCTTGTGATCAATGCCGGTCAAAAGTTGGCTTGCGTCAAAAACGTGGAAATTGCGGTGGACCATTCAAAGAAGGTTTGCCACTTTCAGAGGTGGATGAAGAAGGCAGATTTATTTCAGGGTATCGAGTTGCACCAAATTGCGGTGAAGGATATTCTGATTTAAAAGTGCGTTCTTGTCCGGTGGCAAGCATGAACAAAATGGCATCAATCATCACTGCATTCAACAGACATCAATCAGGATTGATCAGACTAACTGAAACATTTCCAAATCCATCATGTGCAATTTTAGAATGCTTTGATATACTTAATTCAAACACCATGGAAATGCAACGGCGTTCACATGAACAACAAATGAAGGAAATCAATCATGGCCAAAGAGACTGAAATTGATATTGAAATCCAACTGTCAGGTGCTAAAAAAGTAGATAAACAGATTGATAAATTGACAGATGGTCTTGAAGGTCTTGGTGAAACAGGATCAAAGCTTTCTGATTCACTTGGTTCAACTAATAAAAAACTTGGTGAAGGTCTTGAGAATGTTGGGGGTGCTGTTGGTGAAGTAAAAGAATCTTTCAAAGGTCTTGGTGCAGGAATTGCAAACCTTGGTAAAAGTGGTGCATCAGGCATTGTAAAATTGCTTGGTCCAATTGGCAGATTAGTTGGTGCAGGTGTGATGGTATATGAAACCTTTAGACTGATCACCGGTGCCGCACAAGATGCAGAAGAAGCTCAAGAAGCAATGAATGCTGCATCTGCAGACCTTCAATCAAAGCTTGAATCATTAGCAGAAAAGGGAGTCATACCAACAACCAAAGAACTGTTGAATTTTTCAATGGCAGTGGTTGAATCACAACTTGCCAAAGAGGCATTTGAAAAAGCTTTGACTAAATATAGAAAAGTCTTTGAAAAGATCACTTTAGCAAAAAAACAAGCGGCCGAGGCCACCAAAGAAATGGCAAGAGAAGAAGAGATTGGTGCAGCTGCATACGTTCAAGCGGTTTTAAAAAGACAAGCGGCGGCCCGGCTTCTCAAAAAATCACGTGAAGAAGCTAAAAAAGGAGTGATTGAGTTACAAGATGTGCAACGTGAAACGCTAAAAGAAATAAAACTTGCAGGTGAACAAGAACAGAAACTTGAAAAACGGTCCACTGATGCATTGAAAGCAGATGCGAAAAAACTTGCTAATCTTCAAAAAGAAAGAGCGTTATTACAAGCAAAACAAGCTGCCAAAGGTGATGAAATTTACCTTGCACAAGTTGAGACAACCCAAAAAATCAAACTGTTGAAACTTGAACAACAACTTGAAGACGCTAATCATGAACAGACTGAAGCAATTCTTGCACGGGTTCGAGCTAATGGAAAAGTAAAAGCAGAGGATGTTGAACTTTTACGCTTAAAACAACGTCAACTTGATATTTTAAAAACAGAGAGTGAAGAAGCCAAGAAGGTACAAGAGGAAAGACGCAAGCTTGCAGACGCAAAAAGCAAGCAAGAAGAACAAGCACGCAAGAAAGATTTAATGCTTGATTCTCAATTAAGAATGATGACTATCAAGCAAGAAAAAGATGGCATTGATGAATTGCTTGCATTGGAATCAGAAAGGCACCGACTCACAGTTTCATTGACCAAAGCCGGCACCAAAGAAAGATTGATTGAAGAAAAGCGTTTTCAATTAGCAATTCAAGACATAATAAAAAAAGATGAAGATGCCACAAAAAACAAAGAACTGGACAAACTCAATGCAATCAAAGAATCAAATTTAAAACAGATTGAACTTCAACATGAGCTTGCACAAGGACTGTTGGAGCTTGAAGTGGATCCATCTGCAACAGACTTTGGACAATTGAAAGCAGAACAAAGCCAACGCTTGACACTATTGGAACTTCAGTATGATAAAGAACTTGAACTTGCACGTGTCAAAGGTGAGGACTTATCTAGTGTTCAAAAACGGTTTGCCCTTGAACGCATGAAGATGGACAAAGAAATGATTGAAGAGCAAACTGAACTTCTCACTGATTACTTTGATCAATATGGCAAAGGGTTTGCAGATGCTGCAGTTGGTGCATTGCTTTTTGGTGATTCATTTCAAGAAGCCACTGCAGAGATTTTGAAAGGTTTGGCACAACAAGCCGGTGTTGAATCATTAATGTCATTAGCAAAAGGTTTTGCACAAATTGCCCTTGGTGATCCAAAAGCCGTTGCATCATTCAAAGCCGCCGCTTTATTTGGAACCGCTGCCGTTGTTGCAGGTGCTGCCGGAAATGCATTAAGTGCCGGCGGTGGAACGGGTGGTGCAGGTGCAACTCCATCAGGTTCACCAACCACGGCACCAACAACACAACGTGAAGAAGTCAGAAATGATGCCATGGTGTTCAACATCAACTTTGGTGGTGCCGTTGTGTATGATACCAAAAAAGCTGCAGAACAGGCACTTGCAGACAGGTTGGTCACTATCATGAATACATCACGCCGGGGTTCACCTCGAATAAATAGGAGATAAGAATGCCACTGAATAACCCTTCACCAAACTTTGCCTTGTTGAGTGCGTTCAATGCTCGCACGTGGTCCAATGTCAATGTGTTTGACCGTGGATCAAACAACGTCACCCTGCCAACCTTTGCAACGGGTGAAGGCATTTATGATGATGCAATTTCTTTTTTGAATGGACGTGGAAGTGAATCAGGTATTGCCATGTCTGACCTTCTCCAAGCCACCGCACCATCAGGATTTGGAACCACTTGGTCAATTACCATTAATTCAAGTGACAAAGTAGTCATTAGTTGTGATGATCAATTCCAAGTTCAATTTAAAAGTGGTTCTGATGTTTTGGGTGTTGGATCATCATCATTTAGCACCTTAGCCACTTCATTCACATGTCCAAATGATTGGACAAGAGGCAGTCAAATTGGTCAAAGCACTTATAGATTTTTAGACTCAACAGGATCAACAGCATTTAGTTTTACAATTCAAGGTGGACTCAATGCACAAGATTTGATTGTTGCAATCAGAGAACGTGGAACTGTCAATGATGTGGATGATGTGAACAGTGCCAATTGTCTTGAGAAACTTGATATAAATGCCAACACTGCAAGCACATATATAAAATGGTACATCAATGATGATGGCCATGTTGAATGCATGTATTCAAATACACTTAGTGACGTTTCTTGGGTATCAACTACTTTCAGAGATAGACTAGGATTCAGTGGTAATGAAACACCAAGTTCAGGGACTATAAAAAAACTGACTGCAGAATATCCTTTGCCCGGCACTCTTTACCCTTCAAGACCATATCAAGACCACCATATGCAAACGCAAACCGTTTCACAATCAAGGCGTAAAATTGGAGGTGGTTATGCATCAAACTTTATTGGTTCATATGTACAATCCATCCTGTTGTTTGACTTGGATGCCTTGCTTGATGAAGTGGATTTATACAGGCATTTCACCAACAACTTCATCAGTTACATTGGCAGTGGTGAAAGAATCACGTTTTATCAAAACGTTGGTGATTCAAGACGGTCTTTGATTACAAGTGGAATTAATTTAAGTCAACCGGCTTTTGATCTCCTTTTTACATCTGAAGACAATGGAAACACAGGACGCATCAGGTGTTCATTAGTTGATTCAAACACCATCAACTTGGCATATCCAAACCGTTTAAAACGGCGTGTTCCTGTTTCACTATTGATGGAGCATCTTAATGGCTAATACATTCACAAGTCCACCAACAGTGCCTGACACGGGTGACATCATTGCAGGCCGTGTGATCAAAACAGAATCACTTGCACGCATGGGTAATTTATCTAATTATATTCATGCACATGGTTCAACCTCGAACTGCATTAGTCAAGCTTTTGATGTGAACACATGCGTGACAAACTCCACATCATTTGTGGACCTTTGCAGATGGCGTGTGCCTATTCCCTCCAATGATCACACCACCATTGAATTTCATGTTGCAGCAAGGGTGACAACCACAGGAACAGGCACCTTGAAGTTCACATTGACAGATGAAAACAGTGTTGCACAAGGCAATAGTTCAATTTCAATCACATCAACTGCAAGCACATACGCACATGCAACTGTTTCACACACCTTTTCATCATCAACCACGGCTTCATATGTGGACATTGTTATGCAAGGCAAGGTTGATGCAAACACATATGATGTGGATGTGCAGATTGTTGCTGCACGGTTTACCGCTTTGAGTTCTCCATTAAGTGCAGGAAACACGGCACAAGCATCTGACAAAATCACACCTTTTGGTGCTTCACGTCTTGGTGCAAACAATGCACTTTCATCACGTGCGGGTGTCCAATGGCGCACCAATATTCAAACCATGCGTTCAAGAAAAAGACCTTTGTTGATTTGGTCAGGTATACAAAATCCTGATGATCCACAAAGCGCATTCACTGGACGTGGTCAAGGTCCTAAATCATTGGGTGTTGGTGATTGTCAAACCATGCAAGTGCAAAGTCCTTTATTTGTTGGAGGTGGTGCAATTACATTGTGGATTTATGTGGTTAATGTAAGTGGTACCAAAAAGTTTGCATTTATGAACAGATTGTTTTCTGTCACTTCCAATGGATGGAATGAATTTACTTTCACGCCATCTTTGGAAAACACAACCCTTGAATCCATCACCTTTGGTTTTCCCTTGTATAAAATCAATCCAACTGCTTATGTTGAATCTGACACACTTCTTGATTCAGTGGACCGTTTAGCAGTTTCATTGTCTTTGCCTCGAATCACTGCACTGTCTGCATGGAGTAATTGAACATGCTTGTACCTCGATCATTTCAACCACTCGCAAGAGAACAAAGCACATTCATGGGTGTGACTGTTATGGGTGGAGTAGTCAACCAATTTGCACAGGCTTTGGTTCAAATGTCTCATTGCAAATTTCTTGGACATGCCAACTATACCATTGCAAAAGATACCACCGGCCTTTTTGGTGGAGTGTTTACAGTGGTAACACATACCAATGCATATGGCATTTCACCCGGCTTGAATAAAACAAACAAGTATTACAACTTTTATTATGGATCCACGCCTATCAGTGAATGGATTGGTGTGATCTTTCAATATGTAGCAACAAATTCAAGCAGTGGAAACAGTCCGGCAATTACATTCAGAATAAAAAATACAAGTGGCACCGTCTTGTCTAAATCTGTCAAATTCACATTTCCTGCACATCTCCAAATGTTTAATGATGGAGACATTGACAGACCTGCAACAGCCACAACAGGTGCAACTTTCTACAATCCACCAAGTGGAACATCAGGTGCAGATGATCCAAGGCCTTTATATATTCCACCTGCTAACCGTGGTGACATGCTATTGTTTGAGGTTGAAGTTGAGGATTGTGACCTTGTGTCTGTTTCCTTCTTTGATTTGTACCAACCAGAGGTGACACCATGAGCATACTTGAAGACCATGGAAGACGTGTATTTGTTCTTGAAATTGGTGGCCTTTCCACACGGTATGTTTCAGATGATGTGGATATTTCCACAACCAACCTTGATGCCAATTTAACAACGGGTGTTTCTTACTCGAACGTGCAAGGCATTGTTGCAGTTGGTGCATATCAAGCGAGCATTGACCCGGCCGGCGGCGTTGCAGACTATGCACCCGTTTCAATCACACTTTCAAGTGAACGGTTAAGAGGAACCTTATCTGATCCACATGTTGTTTTTGGAAGATGTGGACCACGTGCAACTGATGTGACCAAAGCACAGATTTCAACTGACATCTTTCACAATGATAGCACTAAAACAATCACAGTGGATCATGATTTTACATCCTTGACTTTTCCACAGGTCATGCACATTGGTGCAGAAAGTGTGCGTGTGAGTGGTGCCACGTCAACCACATTGACCATTTCAAACCGTGGCATTGGACGCACACCAATCCAAACACATGTTTCATCATTGGGTGGCACCAATGTTCCTGAAGTCTTCACAGAGATAGTGAATTTTAGAGGCCGTAAAGCGTCTTTATTTATGGGGCAAAAAAGGCCGGATGGTTCCATTGCAGCAATGACAGAAATTGTAAATGGATTTATTGAAGAGTCACCCAATGTTGAAACACTTGATGCAGTGACTTTGTCTTTGGTTCCCTTAACAGCTTTGATTGATAATGAAGTTTCAGAGACTTCATTGACCACACAACTTTTACATGGTTACCACAACTTTGATGAACTTCATGGATCTAAACTAGAATACATGATCATGACTGAAGACTGTGATTCTTTCAGGATCACAGGTTCAACAGGTTCAAACACATTGACTTTTTCAGATTTGCCGGTTGATATTTCCACAACCTTTGATGCTAGTTTGCCACCGGCATCAACAGGAAACTATTATATACATCCACGGTATCCGGAGTTGATTAATTCAGAAGGCCGTCTTTTTCCACAAACAATGACCTCAACCAATTTGACATATGACAACACAAATGTTTCATACAATAGTCTAGTGCCATCCACCAACGCCACAAAACGTGTGGAAGTACGCACACCACGTGGTGAAATCAAATCATATAGATTGACATCAGGTGTGCAAAGATTTCCTGAAATTATAAATACAGTTTTGCAAGCTAATCAAACAGGATCACCACAAGGTGCATTAGGTGCGTTTATCAATTGGAAAGTGTCAGATGATACATCTTTTATGATGAAGTCTCTGGTGAATAAAGAAACGGCAGAATCATACATATTCTTTTTCACAGGCAAACGTGCATTGAAGTATTTGGAATTTGTTTATGAATTGCCACCTTTAGCAATTTGGGATAATAACATTACAGGCATTTATACAACAGACAACATGGAAAGGTTGTATTATCCTTTTGACATTTGGGTGACTCCATTTCCAACTGATCCAATTGTACAACGTGGTGCAGTTGAAGAACCTTTTGAATCTGCATCATGGGCATCATTTAAAGGTGGAGACAGGAAAGGCCAAAGCAAAAGAAACATTCACAGAGGCACTGCACTGGCATACTATCAAAACGGTGAACCAACTATACTTGTGAAAGACAATTTAGGATTACCAACGTCACCAAGTGCAGGTGTCTCTTTTGCTATTGAAGTTGTATATTATGACAGAAGAGAAGAAAGAGAAGCCTTTCAAACTTTTCCTATAACTCATCAATCTGTTGCTACATATGACAGTGCCAACATTGGATTCTTGTTGCATATTGAAGAACCTTTTGCAGATTCAAGACGGTCATCATTCGGAGACTGGCAAGGGTTCGAGCCTGCACAAATCCACTTGACAAACCGCATTACATTTCAAACACCGGGTGAAGCTATCTTGAGGTTATTGCAATCCGGCGGTGGTTCAAGTGTGAACGGTGACTTTGATCAGTCTTCACTTGGATTAAATATTGATCAATCAGAAATAGACATTAATTCATTCCTTCAATATGAATCTATCCCAAACATCATGATCAATCTTGACCTAAGAAGTGAAGGTGAAGATTTTAGAAGTGTACTTACACCACTTCTTCAAGCCATGGGTGCAGTGCTTGTGATGAGAAGAAATGAAAACGGCAGATGCAAAATTGCATTGCAACCAATTGGACTTGATCAAGCTGCATCAAGTGCCTTGACTATAAATGCAGATGATTGGCTTGCAGATGATCCTCCAAGGTGGTCCACTTATGAAGACATTGTTACACAGATTGAAATCAATTTTGATTATGATGTATATGAACAAAAGTTAAGAACAAAGCGAGTATTCAACAATCAAGAAGCCATCAATAGATACAACAATGAAACCAAGGGTATTGTTTTGGATTTATTTGGTGTGTCCACTGATCAAATTGGTGGAACGGGTGCGGATTCTTTTTCATTCTTTTTGCCTGTCATCACTCGAATATTCAACCTGCTTTCAAATCCCTTGCGTGTATGGCGTGGATCAATTGGAACGGGTCAAAGTGCGTTGATGGATGCAGGCCGTTACGCCTTGGTCAATTCTCCACTCTTAAAGGCATATGGTCCTGATTATGGTGTGACTGATGGTGTTGGTTTTATCCGTTCAATACGTCAAGAACTAATGGGTGAAGGATGTGAGATTGAATTGATTCATACAGGATTGCGTGCAGCGTCTTGGCATGATTCCGCATTAGTCACGGCAACGCCATCCACAACCACAGTGACCATTGATCAAGATGCCTTCTCAAACTCAAACGCACTTGGTGTGGATGTGAAGGATTCAAGTTTCTTCAAGGTGGATGATGTGGTTGATTATCTTCCACCGGGTGACCATGATAATGCAATTACAGGTTTGATCATTTCAAATATTGTGGACAATGGATCCACTGCAACCATTACCTTTACAACAACACATGGTATTTCAACTTTAAACGGCACACTTGAACCAACTGCATATGCATCAGCAACGGCAGGCCAACAAGTGGATGCCTATATTGCAAACGCATCAGGAATCTTGGGTGCGTCTGATAATGGAAAGGAATATGTATAAATGAGTAGATACACAAAAGCACAACTTGAAGAAAAACTTGACATGCTCGAACAAGAAACAAGGCGTTACAGACGTGCATTGAATCAGATCAATATTGACGTTCAAGTCAACAAGACAGTCAATGTGAACCTTGAACGCAATGTGAATCCACATGAGCATGTTGAATATGTTTTGAAAAATGCAGAATCCGAGTGGTCAGACAATGTAACTGAACCCGGCCTTGGTGGCAACTCTGACCGCATCACATATTATATCAAGAATAAAAATGCACTTGGTTGGACTTGGGAAGATGATTACAAACGCAACGGACAGTTTGCGTGGTGTGGTGCTTTTGCAGCTGCAGTGTATGGTCCAAAAGTCCGGTTCACCATTAGAAATAAAATCTTTCCCTCTTGTTACAGATTATATGACAATTGGTCAGACACTTCACGAGTTCAAAACAAAGATTCAATCATGCCAGGTGACATTGTTATTGTTTACACATCAAGTGAACAAAAACCACATTATGGCAATCACATCACTATTGCACGCACTGCACCTGATAAAGATGGAAACTTCCACACAATTGAAGGAAATGCCAATGGTGTTGGACCTGATCAAAGATGGCGTGAAGGAGTATCAAAACGCACACGTAACATTGATGAAGTGGCTTTTGTTTACAGATTGATTGATGAGGATTATGATGAGTAAAACAGAGGATACAACAGAAAAGAAAAATAGAACCTTTCTTGATTTCTTTGGAGGCCGTAAAGCAATGGCGTTTTATTGCACCTTGCTTGTACTCTTTATCCTTGCTTTAATTGGAAAAGCACATGCAGAAATCATCAGTGCAATTGATAGTTTATTCTTGATCTTTGCCGGTTCCAACGTGATCAAAGCAAAGACACAACCAAATGAAGGAGATTTGAAAGATGCCGTTTCAAACAAATGACCCCATTAGTTCAGGTTCAATCCGTGGTGTGTTTAATGCATCATCTGTCAACAACACAGATTGGAATGATTTATCATCTGATAATTTTGTTGATTCAGTGACAGGTTCTGCATGTGCAGCAAGTTTAAAGTTTGCTTTCTTGGCAGTGGTCAACAAAGGATCTAATTTGATGTATATTAAATATAGAGCAAGAACAGGTGCAGGTGATGCCATCACAAATGAATTGCCTGTTGATTATTCATACAGTGATGATATTGCCACCATTTCTGCAGAAGTCTCAACCATTGCATACAAAAAAGCCGCCGGCAGTGATTCAGTGTATTTCATTGCAGGCTTTGTGAAATAGAGGTGACATATGAGTATTGAAATAAAGCCAAATCCTGCAAGTGCAGGCAGTGTCACGGGTGGCCTTGTATATAAAGGTTCATATAATGCAACTACAAATTCACCTGATTTAACGTCAAGCACCAAGGGTGACTTCTATATTGTTTCTGTTGCAGGAACCTTGGCAAGTGTTGCATTGAATGTTGGTGATCACATTGTATTCAATCAAGATGCATCTTCACCAATCACAAGTGCCATGTTTGATGTGATTGACAACACTGATGCAGTGGCAAGTGTGAACGGTCAAACAGGCCCGGTGGTGCTTGACCTTCAAGACATCAATGATGTGAATGCTTCATTGACACCAAGTGATTCAACTTTCTTGGTTGGTGATGGTTCTGAATGGATTGGTGAAAGTGGTGCCACGGCTCGAACAAGTCTTGGTCTTTCCATTGGTTCAGATGTTCAAGCATTTGATGCACAATTGACAGACATTGCCGGATTGACTCCAACAGATGGAAACATAATAATTGGAAACGGTTCAAACTTCATCACTGAAAGTGGTGCAACTGCACGCACTTCACTTGGTCTTTCCATTGGTTCAGATGTTCAAGCACATGACGCCCAACTTGATGACGTTGCAGGATTAACACCTGCAGATGGTGCATTTATTGTTGGTGATGGTAGCAACTTTGTAACTGAAACACTTGCCACGGCTCGAACAAGTCTTGGATGTGGAAGTGCTGCCACCTTTGATGCGGGTTCAAATACTGCTAATCAACTTGTTCAATTGACTGCTGCCGGTAAATTGCCGGCGGTTGATGGATCTTTGTTGACCAATCTGCCCGGCGGTGGTGACATGCTATCCACCAATAACTTGAGTGACTTAGCCAATGCAGGAACTGCCCGCACCAATCTTGGTGTTGCAATTGGTTCAGACGTTCAAGCACACAACGCCAAACTTGATGATATTGCCGGATTGGCAGTTACAGATGGTAACATTATTGTTGGTGATGGCTCCAACTTTGTTGCAGAATCAGGTGCCACGGCTCGAACAAGTCTTGGTCTGACAATTGGCACTGATGTTCAAGCATATGATGCACAACTTGCAGATATTGCAGGGTTGACTCCAACAGATTCACATATTATTGTTGGTGATGGTTCCAACTTTGTAACTGAAACAGGTGCCACGGCTCGAACAAGTCTTGGTCTGACAATTGGCACTGATGTTCAAGCATATGATGCACAACTTGCAGATATTGCCGGATTGACTCCAACAGATAGCAATTTTATTGTTGGTGATGGTTCCAACTTTGTCTTAGAATCCGGACTCACTGCAAGAACAAGTCTTGGATGTGGAAGTGCTGCCACCTTTGATGCGGGTGCCAACAGTGCCAACCAACTTGTTCAACTGACTGCTGCCGGTAAATTGCCGGCGGTGGATGGATCATTGTTGACTAATCTGCCCGGCGGTGGTGACATGCTATCCACCAATAACTTGAGTGACTTAGCCAATGCAGGAACTGCCCGCACCAATCTTGGTGTTGCAATTGGTTCTGATGTTCAAGCACATGACGCACAACTTGATGACGTTGCCGGATTGACACCCACAGATGGAAACATCATAATTGGAAACGGTTCAAACTTCATCACAGAATCAGGTGCCACGGCTCGAACTTCACTTGGTGTTGCAATTGGTTCAGACGTTCAAGCACATGACGCCCAACTTGATGATATTTCCGGATTGACTCCAACAGATTCACACATTATTGTTGGCAATGGTAGCAACTTTGTAACTGAAAGTGGTGCAACTGCACGCACTTCACTTGGTGTGGCAATTGGTTCAGACGTTCAAGCACATGATGCCCAACTTGATGACGTTGCTGGATTAACACCTGCAGATGGTGCATTCATTGTTGGTGATGGCTCCAACTTTGTAACTGAAACACTTGCCACGGCTCGAACAAGTCTTGGTCTTGGAACGGCTGCAACTAAAAACACAGGAACTTCCAATGGTGAGGTTGTCTTGTTGGATGCAACGGGTTTGCCTGCTGTTGATGGCTCGCAATTGACAAACATTGCAATTGATCCTCCAAATGTTACATCTGCTTCACCATCAACCACATATACCATTTCAACACATGCGGGTAATGAAGAGATTTACATTTTGACACCATCTGCAGACATAAGCGTAAATTTGCCGGCAGCTTCATCATGTGGAAGTGGTTATAAATACCATATTAAAAACATGGCATCTGCAAACACTCTGACCATTGATCCAAACTCAACTGAGACAATTGATGGCACTTCAACATATGTGATTTCAAATGAACATGAAGCGGTTACTATCATCACAAATGGCACCAACTGGTTCATCATCTAAGGAAAGAACCAATGAGTTACAAAAACTATTCTGCTTACACAGCAAGATTTATTCAATTAACTTTATCATCAGATCAGACAATTACGGGAACAAGTGTAACAACTGTAAATTTTGATACAATAACCGGAGATTCAGGTCACGGGGTTTCTGTTTCTTCTAACTTGATTACACTATCTGCTAACAAACATTACTGGGGTTTTGGTGTTGTTGTGATTAATCGAAATAACACAACTGATTCACATCTTACAGAGTTTTACAATTCTTCAAATATAGAGCTCACTGAATCAGATGGTTTTTTCTCTGCTACTGTTCCTGCAACAAATGATTTTGATTCAAGAGTTTTTCAGATTTCTATAAGTCCATCTTCGTCTACTAGCTTTTATATAAAATCAAAAAGTGCAGCAGGTAACATTCAATCAGCGGGCACACATTTTATTTTAATAGAAATGAGTTGATTATGAGTTTTAACAATTATATCAATTCTTCTCCACTTGTAGCACTATACAATGCTACAAATCGAACGACTTCAGGAGACACCGGAGGAGAAAGAGTTTTAAGAATAGATACAAGTCTGCATAATAATGCGAAAATTGCATCAAATTTTGAAACAAGTAATTTCAAAGTTGAATGTTTTGTCACTGCCGATTTAGCTTGTTTAAATACAGGTTCAGGCTCTGGTTTTGGGGGTTGTCTTAAGATGTTTAAAGATAATACAGAGATTTATCCAAGAGGTTCATTGTGTTCAATGTTGCTGGGTATGACTTCGACAGGTGCAACTAATGAAATAATAGCAAATACAGTCAAATCTAATACTACAGTTAAATTAAGTTTTTTAAGAGGTGCCGGGGTTTCTCAAGCTCAAGAATTTCAAGACTTCACTAGATTAATCGGAGTAGTAACATGACTGTTTCATTTATGAAAAAAAGATCCGGAGTTAAAGGGGCAATGTTGGACGGTCTAGATTCTGTCACTGTATCTACAATTAAGTATGCAGTGTTTGACGCTAGTGACATCCCTTCAAATTTTGGCGTGTCGTCTACTAATAATCGTCAATTTGTTTTAACACAAGGATATTCTTATATATTAGTAGGATCGCCTTGTGTTCAAAATGGAACTGTTTCTTTTCGGTGGTATGATGAAACTAATTCGCAGGACATAGGATTCAAAGGAAATTTAATAAGCGGTACTGCTCAAAGAAACTTGAATCCGCAGTATAGAAAAGAAGCCGTTGCTTATATTTCATCAGCTGATTTTGCAGGCTCTAATATTACTGTTTCTTTAAGAATAATAGTAGACGCCGGAACACCTGATTTGACTTTTGAACCTCAATTTTCTTCTCTAGGTGGGCTTCCTTGTATGCAAATTTTAAGGACTGTATAAATATGTTTAATTTTAAACTTGACCTTGAACACGCAAATAAATTGATTCAATCACCAATTGCCATTGCTGCTTTTTGCATTGCACTGTGTTGCATTAGTGTATTGATTGGCATGTCACATGGATCCACATCAAAGCAAGATGTGTGTGGTGAAGAACTTGAACTTGTAAAAGAACAAGGTAGTCAAATCATTCTTCTTGAAGCAAAACACTCCAAGTGTATTGCAGACGGTGAAACATCATGCATTGAACGTGAGCAACGTATATGCAGAGAAGAAAAGGAATCAATCAAAAAGAATTGCAACACATTGATTGACAGGATTGTAAAGGATCAGAACAAATGATTTGGAATCTTATTTTGCCGGCAATTCTTCAACTTGGTTTTGCAACAATCACTTTGGATGATGGCCATGAAATCCGTTCACAGTTTGTGCCATTGGGAACCGTTGCACCTTCATCTGGTTTCATTGTGTCTGTTGGTGATATGGCAGACATTCAGAGTGCGTTGCATGGCAATAGTTGTTTGATTCGAGTAAGTGAAATCAAGCACAAATTTGAACAAGAAGTACAAGACAGAGTACACAGATGTGAAAAACGCATTGGTATATTTCAAAAGTCTCTTGACGAATCCCAAAAATTGAATGAACATCTTAAACAGGAACTTGAACAAGAGAAAGACTATTCAAACAAGCTTCTCATTGTTTCAAGTACAGTGGTTGGTGTGTTGACTGCATCAACTGTATATCTAAGTTTAAGATGAGGATTTATGCAGAATGAATTAATGGGTGAAGTGGTCTTTGCTTCACAGTACGCAAAACAAAAAGAAGATGGACGTGAATCATGGACTGATGCGGTGGAACGGGTGATTGATATGCACGTTAATAAATATCCACAACTTGAAACAGAAATCAAAGATGCGTTTCAATTGGTCAAGAATAAACGGGTTGTGCCTTCTCAGAGGTCCATGCAGTTTGGTGGCAAGGCCATCCACCAACGCAACATGAGAATATACAATTGCACATATTCACCAATTGACAGACCAAGATTCTTTTCAGAAATGTTTTGGTTGTTGCTTTGTGGATGTGGCACGGGTTTCAGTGTCAAGCAAAGACACATTAAAGAATTGCCTCGAATCATTGGAGTGGAACAACATGCAAGACGTAAAATGCTTGTCCATGTAGTTCAGGATTCAATTGAAGGTTGGTGTGAAGCCTTGCAATCAATGTTGGATTCTTACTTTCACACGGATTACTTTGCTCACTCAATTGATTATGAAATACATTTTGACTATCACTTGATCAGGCCAAAAGGTTCACCAATTTCATCAGGTGGCATTGCACCAGGACACAAACCACTTGAAGCATGTTTGAATGAAATCAGGCATATTTTGGTTTCAAGACTTGGAAGGCGTTTGCGTTCTGTTGATGTCTTTGACATGTGTATGTCTTTGTCAGCTGCAGTTTTGTCAGGTGGTGTCCGTAGGTCTGCATCAATCTGTTTGTTTGATGAAGATGATGAATTGATGCTTAATGCCAAAGTTGGTGACTGGTATATACGTTGGCCTAACAGAGCATATGCAAATATTAGTTCTACCATTGTCACAGATGGTCAAGAAAAGAAATCAGATGTCAAACGTGCCGTTGATCTCAATGCCAATTGGGGTGAACCCGGCGTATTCTTTGCCAATGCTCCGGACTTTGGAACCAACCCATGTTGTGAAATTGGTTTATGGCCATATTGGGTGCAGTCTCCAAGTGGTGAAACTGTTGATAAGATTCCATTGGTGATGAGTAGAGACAAGGAAAGACTTGAACAAACAGGATGGACTTTCAGAAGTGGATGGAGTGTTTGCAATCTCACAGAGATCAACATGCAAAAGAACAGGACTTTTGAAGAGTTCATTGAAGCGTGTCAAGCTGCATCATTTATTGGAACATTGCAAGCCGGATATACAAACACAGGATACCTAGGACTAGTATCAAAGAAGATCATTGAGCAAGAAGCATTGATTGGTGTAAGTCTGACAGGCATGTATTCAAACTTCAGTGTGTCATTCTCACCAAAGATTCTTGAAGAAGGTGCCAAGACTGTTGTTGCAGAAAACTTGCGAGTGTCCAAACTGATTGGAATCAATTATGCATCACGTACCACATGCATCAAGCCAAGTGGCAACACATCCACTTTACTTGGTACAAGTGCAGGCATTCATCCATTCCATTCAAAGCGGTGGATCAGGACCATACGTTTAAGCAAGATTAATCCAGTATGGAAAGAGATCAAAGAGAAATTGCCACATGTGGTTGTTGATCAAGATGGTGACACGGGCATTGTTCAATTTGCTTGTGAGATACCTGATTCAAAGGCATGGGTGCGTGAAGAAGTCAAAGCCAAATACCATCTCGAACAAGTGGAACTTGTTCAGAAACATTGGGTATTGCCCGGATCTGTCAACACTCGCATTGAAGGATTAACACACAACGTGTCAAACACTTGCACCATCAAACACCACGAATGGCGTTTTGTTGCTGATTGGTTGTGGAAGATCAGACACACTGTGAAAGGCGTGGCCATGATGCCTGATGCGGGTGACTTCATTTATGAGAATGCACCTTATCAAACTATTTTAGATGATTCACTTGGTGCAGCAAAGTGGAAGATGTTGAATGAAACTGATTGGTCAGTGATTGACTTGCAATCAATTTCAGGTGGAAATGATGCACACTTGACAGGTGCGTGTGATGGATTGAAGTGTGAAGTGCCTTTACTCGAACAAGGGTAGTGTTTGCATGATGTCATCATACATGGCTTCATTGAATAGATTCTCATCTTTGGTGATGATGTGAAGAATGTCTTCTTGTTCTTCCTCTGTGATCAGATCCTTAGACAATAACTTTTGAGTATGATGTGCAAGTTCACTGAACCATGGTGAATGAGTCCACTTGATTACATTCACACAATATCCTGTAAGATCACCGTCACGTTTCTTTGCATAACATGTTCCATACCAAGCATCAAACATGGCTGCCAATGCATCAGTGTCCACATCTTTCAAGCCTTCTTTATTGAATCCTGATAAACGTCCATCTTTGAGGATGACACGCAAGGGTGAAAACATCATAGGGTAAAAGAAACGTCTAAAATGAAATTCATCCATTTTGGTTGGTGACAACCCGTCTGCATAATTCTCCAAGGCAAGCAAGGCATCATCAACATCAATGTCTTCATCTTTGAGTTCTTGAAGTACCGTGTTAATATTTGACAAATCACGCAATGCAAATTTTGATTCTTGAGGTGGTGCGGGTTGTGGTGCGGGTTGTCTTGCCGGTGGTTGACTTACTTTAGACTTTTTTTTTAAGTCATATGGTATACGCTCGCCATTGGATGCATACAAGATGCGGTCAACTTCATCTGAATCACTCAACATCTGTTCTGCAAGTTCATCAGGACTGTTGGCAGTTCCAACAACATCAGGAAAGGCCACACGGCATAATGCTGTTGCAGCACGTTTTCCACACATTACCAAGGGCATTTCACGCCATACTTTGATTTTATCATTTCCACGCATTCTACAATCATGCATTGTGAAAGTCCAAGAATGCACAGGTGCGTCCATTCCATACTCTTTGGCAAAATCAAGTTCATCAGTACGCATTGCAACATATCTGATTCCAACGGTGTGCGGGTTGACGTTGCCTTGATCATCATATTCTGGTGTCAGTGTTTCTGCCTTCATCATTGCACAAATCTTTTTGCCTGTGGTTGGATCCACAAAGCTGCGTACAATGCCAACCATGGCATCTGCATTCAATGCCGGCTTGCCATGGATGCAATATGTTTGAGACATGCAAGCAAGTGCATTGTAATTGAAGAGGTGGCCAAAGGTTAGAAAGCATTTTACATTATCATCATAGTCACGTTGACTGTTTGATGCGTTCTTGATGATTTGGTCTTGTTGTTCAGTAAGCATATTGTTCTCCTTTATATGCGAGTGATTTATTGATTGATGGCACGTAAGTCAGAAACGGCCTTAAGAATTTGAGGGTTTGGAGATTTGACAATTGTTTCATCTCCTCTGAGTTCTCTGCAGTCAGATTGAAACTTAAGCATCAAGCAACATGCAAAGATGATCAAAATTAAGAATGCAAAAAGTTCAGTTTGCTTGGTGCGTTGTAGGCGTTGATTGTAGTTCATTGTGTTCTCCTTAAAATCCAAAGTCAGTCAAGTGGTAAGTGTTAGAGGTTAGTTTGTTGAGTGAATCACGCAAGGCAACAGCAACCTTGTATGACATTGGACGGTGTCCATTCAAGACATACAAAAGATGCTCATAGCTGCAACCCATATCAGATGCCAATGTTTTCAAGTTCATTGACTTGGATTTTAGGTCTTTAATGATTTGGTCTTTCATGTGTTCTCCTTTCATTTGATGAATTGATAAAAACAGAAACTAACATTTATGTCAATAGTAAAATAACTTTTTTGTTAGTTTTTATTGAATTTAGTTTTGAATCATTATATAAGACAACTATGCAGAAAGGAGAACACATGAAAGAATATGAACTCAGACAATCAATTATGATGTCAGACTTGAAGCCAATGGAGAAACTGGTAATGCTCGCAATCTTGATGCGTGTTGATTGGTCAACATTCAGTGGTCAAGTTAGTGTCAACCAATTGATTGATCTGACAAACAGTACAAGACCAACCATCAAACGCACTGTTGCCAACCTAGTCAAGAAAGGTTGGATCACTCGAACATCAAGGCACATTGAACGCACCAAATCAACAGCAGCTTTTACAACCATCAAACTTGAAAAGGTGAGTATCAAATCTGATACCGTATCAAAATTGAACCGTATCAAAACTGATACCCCCACGGTATTAAACATGAACCCCCACAGTATCAAATCTGATACCCTTGATGGTATCAAAACTGATACCCATACAATAAGTAACAATATAAATACAGTTACTAACAATATGGAAGAACCTGAACCACATGGTAACTTGGAAGTGGATCAAAATAGCATTGAGGGGAAAGATGAATTTTGGTTATTTCCTTCTAGCATAGAGGATCCTGTGATTAGAAGAAGAACAGAACTATATATTCAAAGCCATCCAAATCTTCCACACAGTGAAAGGCAACGTTTGCTTTTTCCACAACTCTGTGTACCAATATGGTCCAACAACTAAAACACATTCATGTCAAAGGAGAACAACATGAAATCAATCAAAGACGCATTCAAAGACTTCAATCTTGATGCATGGTCAAAGTCCTTAAAAGCAACTGCAATTAAAACAGATGTCAAAGAACCAAATATTGTGCATCATAGAAACCTCGAACAATCCAACCTCTTGACTAAGGAAGTCATAAACGGTGTTCCACAAATCAACGTCAATCTTCTTGAATCATGTCAATATGACGGTTGCACCGCTTCACATTCAGGCATACACACAAGACAAGAAACACGTCTTTTGGATGACTTGGTTGAATACCAACCTGTGATGATGAAAACAGATGGTAAAGAGTTTGAGGATGTATCAAAGCGTCCATCCAACCTGATCATTGATGATGATGGAATGTGGTTGCCTATTCAACATTCATATACCTTTGGTGTTCCTTGCAAGTATTGTGGATTGACCAACAAATACCTTTTAGACTTCAAGAACAGTGGATTGACTGCAGATGCCATTGGCAAACATGTTGATAACTATGAATTTGAACCCGGTCTTGAATACTTGGCATTAAACTTTGTTCAAGGCAATCAACAAGGTGGCATCATCTATGGAAACACGGGCAATGGAAAAACGCATTTGCTCTGTGCAATTGCACGTGAATTGATTTTCTCAGGAAAGAAAGTCAGGTATGTGTCACATCAACAACTGTTGGAGGACATCAAGAAGTCATTTGACAGAAACAGTGAAACAGTTGATCCACGGTATTCATGGCTTGATGGTGTTCAAGTGGTACTATTTGATGAACTTGGATTTTTCAGGCAGAATGAATGGAGTAGACAAACAACCAATGAGTTGATTCATGCGATTCATGCCGCCGGGGTTCAAGTCCTTTTTGCATCCAATCTGACACCAAAGCAAATGAAGTCACAGTTTCTTGATATGCGGTCAGTTTCACGCATCAGTTCAATGTGTAAAGGCTTTGTTTTCAAAATGACAGGTGAAGACAGACGTGCCAATGATGAAATGTGGATATAAAGAAAACAACGGTGTGGACGCTGGGAGAACACCACACCGCTGCAATCTTACTATGACTTGAAACCCACTAACATGCAAGGCACTACATGTAACCAATCAATCTACCCAATTCAAATTTTGGCGAACGCGAATAAGTAGATTGAGAAAGCAGAAGGTCATGGACAATGTACACAAATTGGAAACACTTATCAAGTACATTATCATCACTTTTGATTCAAACTCACTTGAACTTGATGATCTTGCATAGTCTCAACTTTTGCAACTCTTTCACGCATTTTATTAAACTCAGTCCAAATTTCAATCCTGCCTTCTCTGCATGTCTTGTGTTGTTCTTCAAGATTCTTTTGTAGTAGTGACATGGCTTCTTGAATGCGTTGAATCTGTTCCATAGTTTTGCCAAGTGTTCGAGCTGTATAAAAGATCAAAGATCCAACAGTTCCAAGCAAGCCCATGATGTGCCAAATTGAATCAAAGTTGATGTTCATTGTAAACTCCAATGCATGAAAAGTGATTAAACACATAATACTTGACTTGTTCTTGACTTCAATTGATTTTAAAGTATTATACATATATATATATATTAAAGGATTAGGTATGTATATGAAACCTATTATGTTAAATGTTCCCTTGGTCATGTCTGATGCACTTGATGAAATTGCAAAACGTGAGAATAAACCACGTTCATATGTGATGCGTGAAATGCTTGATCAAGGAATCAAAGACAGACAAAAGAAAGACAAGGCACATGAGTCTAAATAAAATTCACATTATTGGCAATGTTGGAAAAGATCCTGAAAGCAAAGACACATCTATGGGTTCAAGCTTGGTGGCGTTCTCTGTTGCTGTTTCTAGCAAAAGAAAAGGTGAAGATCACACACAGTGGTTCAGATGCAAAGCATTCAACAATACAGCATTGTATATTGAAAGAAATGTTCAAAAAGGAACAAAGGTTTTTATTGAAGGTGCTATGCAATCCAACAAATATGAAGAAAAAGAATATTGGGATTTAATAGTGAATAAAGTTTTGATCTTGGATGGAAAGAAGGAAACCAATGACAACCATCAATGACTTAGACCTTGAACTCATCCAAGAACTTGAATTGCAAATCAAAGAGATTGACCTAGCGCTTGAAGTGTCAAAGGAATTGATTCGAAGTAATCCAACGGCATTGGAACAAATTCAACAAGTGGCACGCCGTCAAATATGGGAACTGCAAGCCAAGATTGATGAAATCATTGAATCAGACCCAAGGGAAGAAGAAGATGAATGATGAAGATTTAAAAGGACTTGCAGCACGTGAAGCTGTTCTTATTGATAAAGATAAGAGCAAAACAACACGCGCGTGTAAGTATAATCAAATCCGTGTACACAACATCTGTACACACATATCCAACGGCAATACATTCAGAGCGTCTGCACTTGCAGAGGGAATTAGTGAAGCCACTTTTCACCGGTGGCGTAAAGAACATGAAGAGTTTGACCAACTAGTTGAAGAAGCCATTGGAATCAGTGAAGCCAAGTTACTGAACAAGCTTGCACAGTCAGAAGACTGGCGTGCAGCTGCGTGGATCCTTGAAAGAAGATTCCCAAAAACATGGACCAAGAAAGACCATATTGATATGCACGTTTCGAGGTCAGAAGGTTTGGATGAAATCAAAGCAATGATTCAACAAACTGACCATCTTTTAAATGTAGAACGTCCTAATGTTAATCAAGATAAATAAATTTTATTCATGTAAGGAGAACGACATGCAAACAACATACATGTATGAAGCAACCCAAGATTTAAACATTGAATCAACTATTTCACAAATCCAACTTCTTGGCGAACGTATCAAAGCGAGTCAAAGAAAAACTATGCGATGTATTCGAGAAATGGGAGATGTACTTTTAAAATCCACTAGACATGAATACAATCAACATCCAAGTGAAAACAAAGATGAATGTTTAAAATACGCTTCACATCAATTAAACGCCGTAATAAATAAATGTTCTAAAATCACCACATTGTCACGTAATCTTTTACGTGCAGCCTTTTGGGAATCAAGCAAAAGAGATTGTGGTCACACTCCTCTTGGAACATCAAGAGGAGAACTTGAAGACCATCACAAACAAGCTGGTTTTATGATGCCTCTTTTTTATGATGATCAAAGTACAGATTTACAAAGATTTAGATTGGCCGCTTTGCCAAACGTCAGACGTGATTCTGATCATGTTTATATTGTGCCTTTTGGTAATGCTTTCAAGGTTGGTGTCACTTGTGACGGTCCTCAAAGATTTGAAAAATTAAAAAAAGATTTAGGCGTTGATTCTATTCATCCTGTTTTGTTTCAAGAATTTGCTAATGCTCGAAATGTGGAAACAATGGCCTTAAACTTTTTGCGCTCTCAAGGCTTATCATTGGTTTCAACCATGAAAGAAGTCTTTATTAAATATCCACCCGCTTATGCATTTATAAGAAACTTATTGAGTGGAGAAAACAAAATTGAAAACTATCAATATTTAGACATAGATTTTACTAAAGCCAAACGTCAATTGAATCAAGTTTTAGTTAAATCAAATGTTCAACTTGATTTTGATGGATACCGAAAAACTAGGCTTATAGAATGGTGTGGTGAAGTGGTTTCAGTGAGTCATTACTTTTTTAATGACATGTTTGCATTTAAGAATCCAGACTTTGACCTTTTTCAATTGTTGCAAGCATATCAGAGAGTTGGATTGTCAGAATATGATTTAAACGTAAGAACTAAACTAATTCAGAATATTCAACTTCAAAAAGATTTAGGACGTTTTAATGATGTTTAATAAAGACCTATCTATTCACCCATACGCAGATTGCTATCCTATGATCTCAGGTGATGCATGGCTTGACTTTGTCCAGTCCATAAGTGCATCCAACGGACCAGTTCAACCTTTGATTATTTGGAAGGATGAAGACCGTGACAAGCTTTGGTTAGTAGATGGACGAAATAGATTTAAAGCCTGTCAAGATTTAAGTATCAACCTTGATGATAATCACGTGCGGTACATGCAATTCAATAATGATGAAGAAGTCAGATCTTTTATCATCCAGGTAAACAATGATCGAAGACAGATGAGCAAACAGCAAAGGACTGCTGTTGCTTTGGATATGATGGAAGTTCAGAAAGAACTTGGTCGAAAAATCCAAAAAGAAAAAGGTCGAACACACGGTCAACCCCTTTTGCTAAATTTAGCAAAAGGGTCTTCACACGATTCAAGGAAGATTGTTGCTCAAGAGTTAGGTGTGAATCGAAATGAAATCATGCAAGCTAAAATCATTCAAGACAAAGGGGCAAAGGAAACCTTTGAAGCATACAAGCAAGGCATCGCATCCACCAACGCATTGAAGTTGATTACAGAACTTTCAGAGGAAGAACAGATTGAAGTGGTGAATGAAGGTGCAAAGGCAATCAAGCAAAAAGCTAGTGAGATCAGAGCAAAGAAGAAACAATCTGACCAAGCATTACCAACTATAAAAAGGCCATTAATCGCCGCTGGTATTGTTCGAGGTCTTAAACCTTGCAATATGCGCTTTACTTATTTGACTACTGTACAAGGGCAACTAACACAGATCACTGTTGATGTACCCAATGATGAGGTTGAATCATTTCTTGAACTTCTTAGAACACTTGATTGGTTTGAAGAGGTCGATGAATCTTGAGGTCATGCCAACTAGAAAACATGATTAACAATTTATATGCTTCACGTTGGAAAGATTGGTGCAGGGTTGCAAGGAAGTACACACATGGTCAAGAGTATCCTGATTATATTCATGATGCGTTGGTGTATCTTTGGTCAAGAAAG